GATCGAGGTCGATCAGCAGAGTGCTTTCGTCAATCCCGGGCACCGTATCCCGAATTCGCACATCCACGGCATCACCGACGATATGGTGGTCGGTGGCATGTCGCCGGCGGAAGCGAGGGCACAGCTGGCGCGGGGCGCTGTTATCCTCGCCGCCCACAACGTCGCGTTCGACCGCAAGTTCGTCGGATCTTCACTGCCGTGGATATGCACGCTCGAATGCGCTCGCGTGGTCTGGCCACAGGCACCGAACCACAAGAACGAAACGCTGAAGACGTTCCTCGGCATCGAGGTTGCTGGTGACGCTCACCGGGCCGGCTACGACGCCGCCGTTTCGGCCCGCATCCTGCTTCAGCTGTTCAAGCACCTGACGATCGCGGAGATGCTCGACATTTCGTCACCCGACAACATCCCACTCAAGATGCCTTTCGGTGAACACAAGGGGAAGCGGTTCTCGGACATCCCCGATTCCTATCTCCGTTGGGTTGCTGACAAGAGTGATTGCAGAAAGGGTGTGAAGGAAGCTGCTCGCCTCGAACTGTCGCGCAGGATTCCGCAGAAGCTCGCAGCACCGCGAAAGTCGAGCTCCTGGGATCGGAGCTTCTGACATGCAGTTTTCGCCCGTTCAAACCGCAGCCATCGATGCCGTCGCAGGTTGGTTCTACTACGCCACGAAGGAGCGGCAGGTATTCCGTGTGTGGGGCTTTGCTGGCACGGGCAAAACTACCCTTGCACGTCACTTTGCAAACGAGGTCGACGGCCGCGTTCATTACGCGGCCTTCACTGGCAAAGCGGCGATGGTAATGCGCAAGAACGGCTGCGATGGCGCCGCAACGATTCACTCGACAATCTACAAGGTCGATATCGACGAGGAAACCGGACGCACGAAGTTCAAGAAGCGGCCAAAGTACGATCTCCAAGGCGTCAAGCTGCTCATCATTGATGAGTGCTCCATGGTGGATGAAGATCTCGGCCGCGATCTCCTATCGTTCGGAATTCCGATTCTCGTCTTGGGCGATCCCGCGCAGCTGCCGCCAGTCAAGGGTGGCGGCTTCTTCACCAACGCCGATCCGGACATTATGTTGACCGAAATTCATCGACAGGCAGCGGAAAACCCGATCCTGCGCGCCGCGACAGCTATCCGTGAAGGCCGGTCGCTCAAGCACGGCGATTTCGGCAAGCTCAGGATCATCCGCCGAGAGGACGTTCACCAAGGCACTGTGCAGGACGTTGATCAAGTTTTGGTCGGGATGAATAGGACCAGGACGGCCTATAACGACCGCCTGCGCGAACTCGCCGGTTTCGACAGCCCGCTACCCCAGCAGGGGGACACGCTTGTCGCTCTCAAGAACGATGCCGAACTCGGTATCTTCAACGGCGGTTTGTGGAAGGTGCTCGACCTCAAGAAGAGGTCCCGAGGATCTCAAGAAGATCACTGCGTCCACATGTGCGTGAAGTCACTCGACTTCGAAGACGCTGCGCCGGTCGACGTCCGGGTGCGGAAGGAGTTTTTCCGTGGTCGTGGCAACGAAGTCGATTGGAAAGAACTGCGCGGCACCCAGCAATTCGACTTCGGCTACGCGCTGACCGTTCACAAATCCCAAGGCAGCCAGTGGGGCAGTGTCTGCCTGTTCGACGAAAGCTCGACGTTCGGCGCCGATCGCGGCCGCCACCTCTACACCGGGATTACCCGGGCATCCGAAACTCTAACGATTGTGACGTGACATGAGCCCGACAGCTTATCCTCTCACCTGGCCACACAACATCCCCCGCTCGAAACCAGCCGCGAAATCCCAATTTCGCACGGGTCTTTCGGCAGCGATCAAGAATGTCCGCGGCTCCCTGCAGTTGTTCGCACAAGACTCCGGCAAGAGCGTCGGCAGCATCGTGATTTCATCCAATGTCACTCTGGGACAAGACAAGCCGCGTGATCCTGGCGTTGCGGTCTGGTTCGTTTGGGACGGCATGTCCGTCTGCATTGCCGTCGATCGCTACCCCAAGGTGGAGGACAACGTTCAGGCGATCCACCACATCATTGACGGTCGCCGGACCGAGCTTCGTCACGGTGGACTGCACATCGTTCGCGCGACCTTCACTGGCTTTCAGGCACTGCCGGCACCTGCCGGAAAGCGACCGTGGCGTGAGGTCCTCGGCTTTAGTGCCAGTGATCGGCCGATCGCGGCCGATATCGAGCAGTTCTTCCGTGTCGCCGCCAAGAAGGCGCATCCGGACGCCGGCGGCTCTCACGAGAAGATGGCAGAACTCAACCAGGCGCGCGATGAAGCTCTGAGGGAGATCGGCCTGTGAACCAAACTCCCCTCACACCTTCCGAATGGCTGGCCTTCGCAGCCGAGCTCGCAAGCAAGCATCCATTCAAGATGATCACGCCTGCCGGCGAGTTTCTCCAGTCTGCCATGACGATGTTCCTTGTTGAGGCCGGTAGTGCCGGAGCGGACCCAACCGACCTGCAGGCCGATCTGCTCACGCTCCTCCCGCGCATTGCCAACGCTCTGCTGGTCGCCGAGCACAAGGAAGGCAGGCCGTGCGTCATGTGCGCCATGCGGTTCGCCTCCTTGGCGTCTCGGGAGATCATCACGGATATGCAGCAGATGGCCGACCGGCGCGACACGGGAGGGCTGCACTGATGGCGGGTTCACTTAACAAAGTCTGCCTGATCGGCAATCTCGGTTCTGATCCAGAGATCCGCCGCACTCAGGGCGGGAACGCCGTCGCATCCTTCAGCATCGCAACCTCGGAGACTTGGCGCGATCGCAACACCGGCGAGCGCAAGGAAAAGACCGAGTGGCACAAGATCGTCGTCTGGAACGAAGGCCTGACCAAGGTCTGCGAGCAGTATTTGAAGAAGGGCTCGAAGGTCTACATCGAGGGAAAGATGCAGACCAACAAGTGGCAGGACCAGGACGGTCAGGACCGATATTCCACCGAAGTCGTTCTGCAGTTCAACGCTGTCCTCGTGATGCTGTCTGGCAAAGACGACAACGGCGGAGGCGGCAATAGCCGCCGCAACGATCGCGACGAACGCCGCGATTATGATCGTGACGACGGCGTTGGTGGCAGTCGTCCTCAGAGAAGTGGCAGCTCCAATTATGGCGGCGGCAGCGGCGGAAACTTCTCGCGCGACCTGGACGACGACATCCCCTTCGAAATGCCTTGGAGGTAACCATGAACGATCTCACGCCAAACGAACGCGTGGTGGTCCGGCTGATTGAAGCTGCCCGGAGCACCTATCTCACCCTGCCGCCGGAGCGGCGCGACGAAGCCATGGAGTTTCGCCGCAAGCTCGACGAGGCGGCAGCCGTCGTGAAACTGCGCCCGGCTCACCGGGCCGCGAGTGGGGAGATTGCCTGATGGAAATCGGCGTTATTCAGGGCCACACCAACATCATAGGTAAGAGCCAGGGCTATCGTGGCCTCCCTATCCGGCAAATTCTCGTCGACTGCCCGGTAAACGGTCCGGATACCGTGGCCGTCGAGACTGCCTGGTTGCCCAGTACGGAAGAGATTGACGCTTTGCGGGCTGGCGCTCCGATCATCTTGCGTTGCCTTTTCGGGCAACCCCCGGTTTGGATGTACGTCGGGGAAAAGCCAGAGGACAACGACCGTGGCTGAACCATTGCTTGCTCCCGCATCTCCCACCGATCTCCACGCAGGCGAGCCGCGCTGCTCGTTTTGTGACCTGCCGGCCCACCTTTGCCGGGTGCTGCTTCACAACGAAACCAAGACCGCCTTCATCTGCGATCACTGCTCGCCCTCGGCCGCAGCGCAGTGCCGCGATATCAAGGCGAATGACGCGAAGGGAGATCAGGCATGACACCAGATGTCACCACCGTGATCGCTGATCTCCGTGCCCGGGCGAAGCATCGGGCTGACCTTCACAATCTGCAGCCCTACCGGGGCACTTATCTGATCACCGCCGAGCTTACGGAATCTATCGCAGCAGATCTGCTGGAAGCCGCACAGGCTCCAACGCTGTCGATCGAGCAGCTCGCCGCTTTCAAATCCGCCTTCTACTGCAACACCGGGGACGAAACCGACGATCCCTTCCTAGCGGCGTTTGGCGCAATCGGTTTTCTGATCGAGGAGCGGCGAGCATGAGCGAACTTCTCGCCGTCACCAAGCTGCACGAGCTCGCCAAGATCAGCCGCCTCGGCAACAAGCACACCTTGGCCGACCGCCTCGACGAGGCGAGCGAGCTACTCATCGAAGCGACTGCCCTCATCCGAGACTTCCCGGTCATCATCTTCGACCGGCCCGGCCAACGCGCGATCGTCACCCCGACACAGACATCCGAATATGCAGCCCGCATCGGCGAATGGACCCGCCGGCGTGAGAGCTTCCTCGAGAAAGGCAGCAAGCGATGAAGCCTACCGTCATCGATCGATATGCATTCACCGTCGACGAGGTTGTCGCCGCTATCCTTCCGAACGTTGGCTATCGCCGGGAGATGGAATTGCGCATTGATGCCGACGGCTACGTCGTCATCGACATTGCGCACGCACCCTCGCAGACCGTGGAAGCCAAGCAGCCCGAGCCGCCTGCCAAGGGCGAGGACTTTCCCGGCGACAGCCCGCCGCCGGCACCGTCAGAGCCGCCATTGGAGCGCCCCCAGGGCGAAGCCGAGCAGGAAGCCCGTGCGCTGTGCGTCACGCCCTTGTTCCGCGCCTTCCTGGAAGTGAAGACTGAAGAAGCGGCGCTCCGTGTCCTCCCCGGCCGATGCCACGTCGAGAAGCTTGAAGATCTCGATCGCACAAAGTCGAAGGCGCTGAACCTTCGGTACCTGATCGAAGAGTTTGAGGCCTGGAAAATAGTATGACCAGCCACTCGAACCCGTCAAAGCAGGCAGGCAAAGCGCAGACTCGAAACCGGGTGAGCGAGCGCACGCTTGCCGCCACCCTGAAGGCTATGCGGGATGCTGGCATGTCTGTGGACAGGGTGTGCATAACCGGTGGAAAAGTTGAAATCCACACGGCACCAATTGCCGGTGAGACAACGGTTCCAGACGATGAAGGCCTCGAAAAATGGTGAGGCCAGACATGAAAATCGAATATCCCGGGCTGATCAAGCAGACGCTACCGTCTGGCACTGTCGTATACCGCGTGCGGCCCAAGGGCCAGCACGGCAAGCGAACCCAGATTGTAGGTGAGTTCGGAAGCGAGGAATTCATCCGGCAATACTGGATCGCTCGAGGCGGCAAGAAACCGGATGCGGAGAAGAAGCCATCAGAGCAGGAAAAGCCGAAATCCATCGGCTGGCTGGTGCGATCTTATTTCGAATACCTTGAAGGTCGCGTAAAGGCAGGCACCACCAGCGCAAAGACTTTAAAGAAGAAGCGCAACCTGCTGGCTCAATTGCTGAAAAAGCCAAACAAGGAAATGCTGATCCCGCGCGAGAAGCTGATCGGCATGCAGGATGACATGGGCGCCACGCCGGCGCAGGCCGACGCGTTCATCGAGGCGGTCAGCGTAATGTACGACTGGGCCGTCGAGCGCAAACACATTGCGGAAAACACCGCCAAGGGCATCAAGTCAGTCTACAAGAAGGGCGATGGCGCAACGCCCTGGAAGGCTGCTGACGTCAAGGCTTTCCTCGCCCATCACAAGTTCGGTACCAAGCCCTACGTCGCCATGCATATCCTGCTCTGGACAGGCTGCCGTATCGAGGATCTGACGACGCTCGGCCGCAAGCATGAATGCGTTATCGACGGCATCGAGGCGCTGCGCTGGATACCGAACAAGAAGGGATCGAGCGAAGTCTGCATCCCATTGTTCGACACGCTCAAGAAGGCAACTCGATCGACGAAGGTTCAGGGGAACACGTATGTGCTCGGCCGCGGCGGCAATCCCTACGCCAGCGGGGACGCGATGTCAGCGATGTTCAAGCAGTGGTGCAAGGATGCCCATATCGGTCATCTGTCCGCCCACGGGGTGCGCAAGGGGCTCGCGGAACTGCTCGCCGAGCTCGGCTGCAGCCAATACGAGATCATGGCGATCCTCGGTCATTCCGAGGCCAAAACCAGCGAAGTTTACACGCGGAGGGTCGAGCGATGGAAGCTTGCTCAGGTCGGGATGGGGAAGGTCGCCGGGTCCGGACTTTTGGAGTGA